ATTTTACAAAAAATAGTAAACATTTTAACCAGTTCTGGCGTTTTTGTGTAATCAGATGCATACCTTTGCATTCGGTCAATAAGATTTTGAATTTTCAAGCCTTGATGATATTATTTGCCGAACCAGACAGGAATAGCAATACCAGCAAGAGCTACAAGGATACCAATAAACCAGTAAGTGAATTCTTTTCTGTTCTTGGCTTGTTCCTCAAGTTGCCTATTGGTTTGAGCTAAAAACATATTTTCCATGCGTTGACCAAAGGTATCAAATTTAGCGTCAATCTTTTGGTCCATTATCTGGAATTTTAAGTCTAGTTCGTTTTTGGCGTACATGTCATCTAGTTTGTTTTCAATCTTTTCAATACGACGTCCTAACTGATCAGTGCGAAGAGATAGTTCAGTCTTGTCTTGATTTAAACTCTGAGCTGTTTGTTGAAGGAAGCGTTGGGTGTTTTCTTCGTTCTTTTCCAATCTTTGCTCCAGCGCTTGAATATCCAGTTCACGATACAAGTCAATAGCCATTTTTCTTACCTCATCTATTTGGTTTTGTAAGTCCATTATATCACTTGCATGGGGTGTTTGGGTGTTGATTCTTTTGCCGGAGTTTATAGAAGTTACCTTAGACTGTCTAGCGTTTGCGGTGTCATTTGTTTCAGGAACATCGATATTTCGAGTATTATCCATTTATACCACCCCCGAAATAATAGTAGCAGTAAAATGTATCAGTAGCCTCGCTACCTTTTGTCAAAGTAAACAACAAGAACAAATCCCCTTTTTCCATCAAAGTCAAGCCAAAAGCAAAATCTCCGGCTGCTTTTCCGTATCCTTCGCTATCGGGAGCCGAAATGTTCGACGCTGGTATATAAATGTTTGTAGCATGGACAGGATAAGGAGCTCTGCTTGGGAAATTCGCAGTAACTACTAGCGTGTAATTTGTTTCGGGTTGGATGTTGAAGAAATCTATAGAACAATTCAGTGCCAACCCTATCGGATAACTCGATAAATTGTTTAATGTGCTAAGTTCTTCACCACTATCAGCTTCAAAAAGCTTGACTCCAGCGATTTTCTCTTTAAATGGGTTTGGCTTCATAGCGATACTTACCATACTATTTCTCCTTGCTGCTCATATATCCCGCAATTATGCCACGAATGGCACGTTTATCGTCATCCGTAAGCGGTTTGCCATCAAACATCATTGCATTGGCTATGATTTCATTGATGTCATGGGCGTTGGGTTGTTGTGGTTCGTCCGTAACACCCCATTCAGCGAGCGTGTCCGGTGAAATTCCCAACAAATGACAGATTTTAAAGACGTTTTCAGCTTTTGCGTTCATGATACCACGTTCTAAAATAGAGCGAACAGTAGTATAAGAGATGCCGCTTTCTGTTGCAAAAGCTCTTACATTCCCGTATTTAGCTATAATCAGTTCCTTAATTCTTTCCTCAGCCTGCATTTTTTGTAACCCTCATTTCTCTTTCTTTCTATATATTAACACAGAAAATCGTATAGGTAAATAAAAAAAGTAAAAAAAATCGTACTTTCTTGTTGACAGTGTACGAAAATTAGTATATACTTAAATCAAGCTTAAGGAAGGAGGAAATAAATGAAAAACATCGAAGAAGTTCGTAAGAACAAAGGCGTTACATTAGTGGATATCGCAGATTTGCTCGGAGTAGGCTATCGCACAGTCCGTGACAAAATCGATGGTGTTTCAGATTTCAAATTTGGCGAAACAGTGGCTATCAAAAAGGCGTTCTTCCCAGAATATGAATTAGAATACCTATTTAGCGAACGTGTCGAAGACTAAATTTTTTTAACTTAAATATACGAAAATTCGTATATAACTTAAAAATTAAAAGGAGTAGAAAGGAGCAACATGAGAAAACTAAAAAAAGCCTTCGCTATGCTGGATAACGAAGATCTTGCACTATCGATAATCGGCGCTGTAATCGGCGCTGTAATCACAGGATTGTTCATTTGGTTATCAAAATGAATTAGTAACATAGTAAACAATCAAAGACGATACAACAGACACTATTAGAGGTAGCCACAGGCTTTTTAAGCAGAGCAGAGCGAACCTTGTCCTTGATTGCCTTGGATATATTAGAGCGTTATCGAGCAGAACGATGTCTTTATTGTTTTGCCTGATGATAAATTCATCAGCTTTAATAAGCTCTAACAAGACATAAAAATGTTTGTCAATATAGTCTGAATGTTGGGAGTATCTGACAATACGACCATTGACATCATCTATTTCTGCAAATTTAATCAATCGTTTTAAAAATTCTCGTGCACTAAAAGATAGCATAAGCAACCTCGTTTTTTTTGATTACATTATATCAAATACAGAAAGGATAATACATGAACGAATTAACTTTATCTGATTTTGACTATTCACTAGTCGGGACTGAAACAGCACAAAAGTTGAAAGCATTAAGTAATCAGCTTGATGGTATTTATCAAAATTATTCAGTCGTGGTCGGAGAAGTGCTTTATAAGGCACAGCAAGAGCTGGCTAGTTACGACAACGGAACATTTCAAAAGTGGGTTGCAAGCAAGGGAATCTCTAAAAGTAATGCTTATAACTATATAAACACTTATAGACTTGTCCAACAGTTGGACAACCCCAAAGAAAGAGAAATTTTTTTAAAACAACCACAACGGATTAAAAATGAAATGTCCAAGCCGTCAGCTAACCCAGAGGTCAATCAAGCAGTTTTCGATGGTGATGTCACAACTCACAAAGAATACAAAGAACTTGAGCGTCGCCTAAAACTCAAAGATCAAGCACTCGAAGCGGTTAAAGGCGAGCTTGAGCGTGCCAAGGCAGTCAAACCAACTGAAAAAGTAATCGAAAAGGAAATCATCCCAGACGATTACAAAGCCACACAAGAGCTAAATAAACAGCTACTAGCAAAAAACAAAGAGCTTTCAGATAGCGAGCAAGCGGCTAACGAGCGAGTGCAGTTCATTGAATCACAACTCAAAGAGCTAATGAATCAACGTCAAGAGGTTGACGAAAAGTCAGCTAAATACGACGAATTGACAAGAGCCATTGAACAGTCGCAAGGGCAACTAGATAGCTATCAAAAGCAAGTATCTGCCTACCGCCACACTATCAACTTTTTAGAAAAAGGGAACAAGTTCCTTGCTAACTTTGGCGGTGTTGCATTTCTGGATATTAAGCCAGCGTTAAGCAATCCGAAAGTTAGAACCGAGCTTGAAACTTTCCTAACCATGCTAAATAGTCTCAGTCGTAGCGTTTCGGAGATACTGGAACAAGACGATGTGATTGAAGGAGAAATCTTATGACAAACGACATTATCGGTCAAAGTAAAGACCACGCAAGACAAGTATCACACCTAGCAGTTACTAGAAATATGCTAGATGCACTTGAAAACCATGAGGAGCGTATCGCTAACCTAGAAGACAACATGAGAGTGAACGCTGCACAAGAAATTAAATTGACTAACCTTGTTAACCGCAAAATTGTTGGATTGCTAGAAGGCAAGAAAAGCAAAGCTTACCGTGACAATCATATTCGAGGTAAAGCATATCACGCTATCAACCAAGGAATCATTGATCGTTTCGGTGTGAGACGCAAAGAAATTCCTGCTAAAGAATTTAAGAACGCTGTTATCTTTATCGAAAATTGGGGGTTGAGCGACCCAGAGCTAAAAAACGAGATTTTCACTGCCAATCATCAAGGAAGTTTGTTTGAAGCGTAGTTAGAGAGGAGACACTATGAATGAAATCAAAATCCGTGAAGATAAAATATCCTTGGATGGTCAAGAGTTAAAAACTCTTACGGAATTTGAAATAAAAAGCACAACCGAGGACGGCTATGCAGAAGTGAAATTAACCTTACTTGCTAAGTTGACCTGAAAGGAGCAAAAAATGAATGAACTAGAAAGAACAGCCCTCAATGAAATACTGAGGACTGTGACCTATATTGCTGAGAAGTTGGATGAACTAGATTCTAAGATTTCTTCGAACGATTCACAAGTTCTTGAGCGTCAAGAAAATTGAGTTTCATTTCCATGTAGTGAATAACTCCATGCAGGTAGTTCTTTAGGTCTGTAAAGTCTTTGTCGGGGTTGTTTCTGTAGTAATGACCTTCATCATTGCCAATATAAGCAGATGCAAGAGCGAATGTTTTAAGGTCTTCGTCCTTAATATATTTTTCAATAACTTGTTTTAGCGACATTTTAATGATTTTACCTTCGTCATCAGGATTGGTAACGATGGAGAAATCTTTAACAAAAAACTCAAGTGCCTTTCGATACCCTATACCTGCAATGTGGTCTAATTGTTCATGCTCGGCTTTCAGTGCTTGGACATAGATTTGCTTGCCAATTGGAGAAACCATCTCTACATCGTCAGATATAGGTATATCGCTTGGAAGATTAGGAATTACTTTGATATGTTCAATTTCGTATCTTTCGGTATAGGAATTGATTAAATGCCTTGTAGCTATAAATTCCTCCGTCCAGAAGTGTTTACAACCTAAGCATCTAAACGTTAATACCAGATGTGTTTCATCTTCTGCGAGAGGAAAATAAGAAGAATTTATAAGATCTGGATTGGTTGGTTTTTTACAAACGGGACAGATGTCTTCAACAGTTACAGGTCTAGTAACAGAAGAGCTTATTTTTGCTTGAAATATCACAATTCTTCTCCAATCATTTTATTGTCTCTATTATACAAAATTTAGAAAGGAAAAGTAAATGCAAGAAATCACCTACAAACCAGTCGGAGTTAACGAGACGGCTGAGTGGGGAGACTACGACCACCTCATGCAGCGGTGGGAAGGTCTAGGGAAGTCGATGGCAAAGAACCTTATTCGAGAAATGAGGGATAACAAAGACTTTCGAGACTATGTATTCAACCCAACGCACAAACTGGTTTTCATCAACTATGAGGGGTTTAAGTCCTTCATCGAGTGGAAAACTAGAAACAGATTCAAATAGCAATACATCCCTAGCCGTAACAGTGAGCTAGTGAGGAGATATAAGCAATACCTACCTGAAAACTACAACGATTTGATATTCATAATTGTCTCCTTAAATATATATAAATCTATGAAAAAAATCCTCACTAGTTCGCTAGTGCGGTTAGGGAAAAGAAAGGAATAAACAATGAAAAAACTATTTAGCTGGCTATGGAGCAAGAAACAACAAGAACCAGAATATTTCTTTGAGCCAGTATGGACACCATACGAGGAAAACGAACGCAAATATGAAGCACGCCAACAACGTGAGCGTGAGCTATTGGCAAAATACGGAAACCGATAATATTACCATCTTCAATCCGTAGCCACGGCTCACCGTGGAGTGTAATTTATACCTTTCCCCAAAAAATCTTTACTAAATTACTTTTTTCCTAATTTTCCCATTCATAAGTCTAATAAAACATTGAAAAAACATGAAACGGTGGGCGATGGGTGCGGATTGAAGCACTAAAAAAGCACAGGTAAGGGCCTGTGCTAGAAATAACATCTAAGGAGATTATACCATGATTTCACAAACAATTGCAAAACCATCTTTCACTAAAAGCAAAGCCTATGGCTTGTGTGGCACGCTCGCACTTGCTACAGCATTGCTTATCGGTGCAGGATCAGTATCAGCAGACGAAACTACTCAACCAGTGGCAGACACTCAACCAGCGGTGTCTAATGTGTACACAGCGGACAATTCTGGGAATATCACTGTGACACCTAGCGAAACAGTGGCACCAGTCGAAACACCAGCGGTTGCTACAGAAGCACCAGCAACAACTACAGAAGCAGCTCAACCAGTAGCTGAAACACCGGCAGCGCCTACAAGTTTCGTCAAAGAGGGCGACACTATCACAGTGACAAACCCTGACGTGCAAGTGGATTTCCCTAATGGCACTGGGAAGTACAGCCCGTTTGAAGTGGAATATAAAGATATTGAGTTTCCAGACGATATGGCAATTAACGAAGGTGACAAAGTAGTAACTGAGCTACCTAAAGAAATCGGACTTCAAACATCATTCGATTTCGATGTTTACAACAACGAGAATATCGTTGGTAAAGCAAACGCGGATGCTCAAACACGAGTGATCACAACGACATTTAATAATTACTTCACTGAGCACCCATTGAATAAAAAGATGTCTTTGAAATTCGACGCTAAATGGCTTGATGTCGTTGAACCGGGTAAACCAGTGACAGTGAATTTCGACGGCACTGTTAAGACCTTTGAAATCGCAGAGGAAGGCCCACTTCCAACAGATGAACTTCTCTCTAAGTGGGGCAGTCAAAATAAAGATAACCCTCAAATCATCAATTGGACATTGCGTCTGAACACTGCTCGTCAGGTCTTGAACTATGCAAAATTGCAAGATACCTGGTCAGATAATCAAGAGTTCGTAGATGGCTCACAGAATATCTACTTTGTCGAAGACCCTATCAAGTGGACTGGTATTGACCATGCTGCCAAGGATTACTTGGAATCATGGAACGTCCGAGCAGACGGGTTCAATGCCAAATTTAAAGAATTTAACCGCATTATGTACATCGACTATCAAACTCGCTTGAAATCAGCGGTTAAAGATTCAACTAATCCGACTAACAAGGCTACATTGGTAGCGGTAGATGCTGGGGCTATCTCAACATCTAAGGTCCAATTGGTTGGCGGACGTGGTGATGCGTCTGGCGAAAACAAACCAGAACCAACGTTTGAAATTCCGCATGATGCGCCTAAAGTTGACATCCCAGAATTCGAGGGTGGCATTCCGGGAATCCCAGAGGTTCGAGAATTGCCAGAGTACACTGAGCCTATCGGCACAGTACCGAATGAAGCACCAGTGCACGACAAGCCAGAATTCCAAGGTGGTATTCCGGGCATTCCAGAAGTACGTGAGTTGCCACCATTCGAGGGCGGAGTCGTTCCAAATGATGCACCTATCTTGGACTTGCCAGAACTAGAAATCCCAGAGGAACCAACTAAACCAACACCAGAAAAACCTAGCACGCCAGAAAAAGCCCCTAAAACGAGCGTAGAGCGTTCTAATGGCAAAGTGGCACAATCTACCACCACAGTCTCTTATAAACTCGATTCTGAGCCAAAAGAGGTGGCAAATACAACGGTTTACGGTGGTGTCTTGCCAAACACTGGCGAAAAAGAGGGCATCATGTCAACTCTTGGCCTTGTAGTTATCGCTGCAGGTATCGCAAGTTTGGCATTGAGCTTCAAGAAGTACAACGAAGGTGAGGAAGAATAATCATGAAAGAAAACAATAAACTAGTCGTATTTTACAGCGCAGAAAAAGATAGATTTCTTGGAAAATACAAAGACAGAGGTAGCTTAGCATTTGAAGCGGGTTTTACTACTGAGTTAAGAGGTGCACTAATTTTACCGTTCGATTCGTATGAAGAACAAAAAACCGAACTTGATAAACTTGCCGAAGCGTTTGGCTGCGAAGTGCTTATCGTAGAAGCTGAATACAACGTAACTAAGCTTGACGGCTCGGGCTTTGAACGCACGGAGCGTGAAGAATCCATGAAAGATGGCATCAAAGCACTCCTAGACTTCTTGGCGAAGTAACAGAACATGAAGTGGTGGGAGGGTAGGCATTAAAAAAAGCACCCTTGGAAAACTCCAAAAGGTGCAACGTTCATCAAAACAATTTACTTGATTATAACACAAAAGAAAAGGAGGAACAAGTGGCAAATAGAAGGATGTTCAGTAGAGATGTCGTAATGACTGATGATTTTCTTGACTTACCTCCTACAACAAAGGCTTTATACTTCTTCTTAAACCTAGAGGCTGACGATGATGGTTTTGTCGGAAATCCTAAAACTATCATGCGATTGGTTGGCACAACGAAAGAAGACATGAAACTTCTAATCGAGGGCAACTATGTACTGTTGTTTAACAGTGGAGTGGTAGTTATAACAGATTGGACAGAACACAATTCTATTAGGAAGGATAGAAAGAAACCCACTAGATTCACAGAGGAAATGCAACAAATAGCACTGGTAGAAGGCAATAAATATCAGTGGTTGTCAGATGTGCAACCAACTGACAACCAACTGACAACCAAATGTCAGACAAATGGTTGCATAGGAGAGGATAGGGGAGGAGAGGATAGGATAGGAGAGGATAGGGGAGGAGAGGTAAGAGAAGAAAAACAACCTACCACTACTCCCCCTCTTAATCAAGACCTTGTAAATCTTTATCAATCTTTCGAAGCTGAGATAGGCAGACCGCTATCACCACTCCAAACGCAAGACTTACAGTACATGCTAGAAGATTTTAACGCTGACGTTATTCTTGAAGCACTAAAAGAAGCAGTAAGCCAAGGTAAGGCAAACTTTGCATATATTAAGGCTATCTTAAACCGATGGAAACAAGACAACTTAATGACGGTTGAACTTGTTAGGAATAGCAAAGCAAATCATAAGGGCAAGAAACAACAAAAGAAAGAGCCACAAACTTATGAAGAATGGGTAGCTACTCGAACGGATGAAAACCCATTTTAGGAAGGGGTGATATCTATATGCTATCGCAAGCTGAAATTATAGCAAACACAAAAAGGCTAGGGGACGCTTGTCCTATTCATGGGGTACCGATGTTACAGCTTAATATCCACGTTAAAATTGCGGGTGAAGAACAACCACGCAAACCCTCTCCAGTTTGTCCAAAGTGTGCCAAAGAGCAAAGAGACAAAAAGGAAGAAGAGATGGCAAAAGAGAGCATGAAGAGAAACCTCTATCTGAGAACGTATGACGTGCTTATGAGAGATAGCACTATTCCCGAAGAGCTAAAGTCAGCATCTTTTGATAACTTCATCGCTAGAACGCAAGAGGAAAAGAATCTGCTAGATTTCGTGAAGAGACAAACGCAGAAATATCTTGATGGCGTAGACGGGAACACCTTGCTAACGGGAACTACTGGAATCGGTAAAACTCACTTGACTATTGCAATGGCTAAAACGCTGAATGAGACTTTCAAGGAAAGAGGAACACCAAAGAGTGTGCTATTCGTGAATTTGACCGAAATATTACGGAAAGTCCGAGAGAGCTTTAAGTTTGAGAGCAAAGAGGGTTACTATTCAAGACTGTTGGTGGAGGTTGATTATCTCATCCTGGACGATTTAGGCGTTAAACAAAGTGATTCAGGGCGCTCTAAGTCAGCGTGGGAAGAAGAATTTATCTTTGACGTGCTCAGTCATCGCAAGAATACGATTATCTCAACCAACTTAAGCAATGATGAAATTGCAAACCTTTACAGCGAACGTGTCGCAAGCCGCATTCGGACAGGACTGGAAGGGAATGTATTTAAAGCACTCAACATCAAAGATAAGCGCTATACACTCAATCAGCTAAAACAGCTAGAAGGATGATGCTATGACGGAAGAAGAAGTAAAACTAAAGCTCTTTGAAGACTACGAGCGTATTCACGGCCTTGTATTCTCAAAAGAGCACAAACAGAAAATGATGGATGATTTAGATCTGTATTCGTTTATCGAGAAAATTAATGAATATATGTATTTCGCTAAGAAATCGACGCAGATTTTTAGCGTACACTAGAAAACCCCAAGGGAGATAAAAACATGACAAATCAACTACAAACACAAAACAAAAGGGATATTTCAACAGATACAAGCGTTTGGACGTTTCAAGATATTAAACGCTACTACGACCCACAAGATTTATTGACAGAAAAACAAGTTGGGCAAGCTTTATCGCTGATTAAAGGTCGTAACCTCAACCCATTGCTAAACGAGGTCTATATCGTAGCTTACAAAAAGAAAAATGGTGGGGCTGAATTTAGCTTAATTGTCTCAAAAGAAGCATTCTTGAAGCGTGCAGCACAAAACCCAAACCATGAAGGCTTTGAAGCCGGAGTGGTAGTTGTTGACGATTCTGGTGATATGGTAGAGCGGAAAGGGGCGCTGCTGCTACCTAACGACACGCTCGTCGGTGGCTGGGCAAGAGTTTACCGCAAGAATTTCAAGGTTCCTGTAGAGGTTTTCGTTAGTCGTGAAGAATACGATAAAAAGCAAAGCACTTGGAACGCTATGCCAGCTACCATGATTAGAAAAACCGCTCTTGTCAATGCCTTACGTGAAGCTTTCCCAGAGGATTTAGGAAATATGTACACTGAGGATGACGGCGGTGAAACATTCGACAGAATCAAGGATGTAACGCCACAAGAGACACAAGAGGATGTTAGAGCTCGTAAGCTGGCGCAAATCGAACAAATGAAGCAAGAACAAACGCATTTCCAACAAACAAGTGAAAGCAATTCTCAACCGGTTGCCAATTCACAAAACGAGCCAGTTCAAGGCGAACTTCTCGACTATTAACGAGGTGTGAACAATGCAAGAATTACAAGTTAATATTGAACAAGCTAAAGTTGAAATTGTAGGGCAAGAGGTTTTTGAAAAAGGCATTGCTGATGTAGTTGCTAAGTATCAAAATTACACAGTCACTGCTGGCACTATCAAAGACGACAAGAAAGTTTTGGCTGAATTACGAAAATTAACCAAGCAAATTTCAGACGAACGTATCAAAATCAAGAATGAGTTATCAAAACCAGCGACGGATTTTGAAAAATATATCAAGGAAACAGAGAAACCTCTTAAAAACATTATCAACCAAATTGCAAATGATGTGAAAGAGTTCGAAAATCATCAAAAAGCACTGAGATTGGACACTGTTAAAAGCTATTTAGCTAACAAAGCCAGCGACTATATGATTGACCCTCGCATTTTTGATGGAAAAGCAACGGAATACATCAAAAATGGCGATTTTATGGCGGACGGTGTAACTCTTAAAAAAGCGACTATGAAGGCATTAGACGACATGGTTACTTTTGAATATCAAAAACAAGAGGAATTTAAAAAAGCCACTCAATCCATATCTGGACTTTGTTCAGAGTACGGAATGACCGACCAACCGTATATCCGTATGCTTCAAAATCTGACATTAGCAGAGGTGTTAGATCAGATTCGTTCAGACCATGCTTTTGAATTACAAGAACAAGAAGCTGAACGCAAAAGACAAGAACAAGAAGCACTACGACAAGCTGAATTGCAAAAACAAAAAGAAAAGATAGCAGAAACGAAACCAACGGCATTAGTTGTCGATTCAGAAACGGGCGAAATTATCGAAAACACGCCAACAATTGAAGAAGCTAACATTCCAGAATCAAAACGTTATCGCCAAAAAATGACACTTGAAGTCTACTTTGAAGATTCAGACGATAAAGACAGATTTAAACGTTTACTTAGCAAAAACGGTTGGGAATACAAACAAAACTACACTGTCAGCGGCTATCAAAACATAGCTAGTATGACCGAAGAAGAATTGAAAATACATTTAAGTTAATGTCAAGACCAAAATCTAAACCCAAACTGGACGATTTACTAAATCGTGAATAGAAGGAGAGAAAACTATGATTAATTCAGTCTGTCTTGTCGGAAGATTAACAAGAGACCCAGAGCTACGCTACACGCCTAGCAATGTTGCTGTTGCAACATTTAGCCTTGCGGTTAACCGTACCTTTAAGGACGCTAACGGCGAACGTGAAACGGACTTTATCAACTGTGTTATCTGGCGTCAGCAAGCTGAGAATTTGGCTAACTGGGCTAAGAAAGGCGCATTGATTGGAATTACTGGACGTATTCAGACACGTAGCTACGAGAATCAGCAAGGTCAACGTGTGTATGTAACCGAGGTTGTCGCTGAAAACTTCCAAATGCTGGAAAGCCGAGCGGCGCGTGAAGGTGGCAATGCTAACGGTGGTTATAATCAATCTCAACAGCAAGCGCCAAGTTATTCAAAAAATAACGGCAATCCGTTTGGTAATTCAAACCCTATGGATATCCAAGATTCAGATCTACCCTTCTGATTTGGTGAAAACATGAAAATGATTTTAAACATTGAGCCTAAACCTCAAACAAGGCCACGATTCAGCAAATTCGGAACTTACGAAGACCCTAAAATGAAGGCATGGCGTCGTCAATGTTCGCAACTTATCGAGCAAGAATATGACGGACAATTCTACGACGGTCCTATTTCAGTCGATGTCGTATTTTACATGAAAGCCCCGCTTAATGTATCAAAAATGCCCACGCCAAAGGCTAGAGCCAAAACGTGGGATATATTCAAGAAATTCATGGCTGAAATGCTTTGGCATGCGAAAACTCCAGACGTTGATAATCTTGTCAAATCGCTCTTTGATAGTATCTCAAAAGCTGGTTATAACAAGGCCGATAAGAAAGGGATTGTTTGGACGGATGACAGTATTGTGTGCGAGTTGAGAGCTCGCAAGAAGTACAGTCCTAATCCACGCATTGAATTTGAAATTAAGGAGTTGGAATGAATAGCAAATACAAGGACAAGCTAGTCGGTGTATATGCTCCAGGGAGTTATGACCACACAAGCGTATTAGGTCAAACGCAAGAATTCTCGAGATGGTTCTGGGCCAATCACGAAGATGTGGAATATATCAGCGCTAAGTTGGGTATCAACGCAAAGAAACTCAACCGCATACTAATGCTGGAGCAGTTGCCGGACGAAGAATTACTAACGAGGATGGTTGAACTATGCAAGTAAAGGAATATGCCTTGTATAAGGGTGAGGAATTACTGGTGAGAATGGAAGGAGACTGGTTGAACTATGAAATATAAAGTAATCGTCTATTACGGCAACATGGAAGACAGTGAGCATGTCTTCAGTAATAAGAATGAAGCGATTAATGAAATGCACAGATTGAAATTGAAATATCGCAATGCTAAGAAATATAAGGTAGAAATGGTGGAATGTGATGGATAGAAATGAAGCAATAAGCCGAGAAGAAGCGGTACGGACAATATCAAGGATATCTGGTGGATCCGTATCTTACGCAGAAGACCTTTACGATTCGTTCTTCCCTAAACCAGTGGTGTCGCAATGTGTGGCGGATTGGTATGAGGAACATAAGAATGACTTAAATGATGATATTTGGGCATATCTTACAAGCTGGGCTGATACGAAATGGGACGAGTTCAAATACTGGATGTACCATACTGGCAGGAACAAAGCCATCACTACCCTCGCAAACATGCACCAGTTCGGCTACGAGGTCGAGAAAGAACCTAGATATACGGTTCGGATTAAAGGGTTTTCTGAGATTAATTGTTACTTGAATAAAGAATGTGATAAAGAATTTTTATTTGCGGATTCAGGAGAATCGGAAGATTATCAGACTAAGTTTACCCGCAAAGAACTTGAAGAAGCTGGTTTTGGTGAAGTGTTTGATAACCCTATGTTTGAAGTGACGGAGGTGGAGTGATGAAGATTAAAGATTATAAATACACACCCGACGAAATTAGCTACACTGCATGTTACGACGGTCTGGAAGTAAAAATCATTCACGAACGTACAGAATTTGGTGTTCAAACCACGGATATTGACGATTTTCTAGAAGAAGTGTCTATATACAGTTATGAAGATGCAGACGCAATCGAGGCTTTCAAAGACTTTCAAAACAATTTAGTGCTCGAATATGTCGAATTTGAAATTGAGAATGCGAAGAGGTGGGACGATGGAAACGATTAAATTCATTTTGGCAGTCGTAGCTGTGATTTATGCTTTGCACACGCTGTCTGGGAAGGGAAAGATGATTAATGGAACTTTTGTCAAAGAAGACCTCTAGGATGATTGTCTGGGCTTTATTCGATAGTGGAAACGGATCATACACCAAAGGTGTTAAGAAACTGGACGAAGATATTGAAATCTATCCAATAGGCATTGATATCGAAAATAAAAATCATCATTTTATCAATCTGAATTTAGCTGATTATAGCCGTTTGTTTGGAAATAACACCCTATTTGACACATTGGACAAATTGCCTAAACCTGATCTGATTATCGCTAGCCCACCGTGTGAAAGTTGGTCTAATGCTAGCGCTATGGATAGAGGAAATGCTTGTTGGAAACAAGAGCAAGGCGACTCTTTATTTCAACCACAAGAACCCTTGTCGATATTTACCGTTCGTGATCATAAGGATTATGACAGATATCAATACT